CTACATCAACAATCCTCTGGCATTCGTAAGTTGGGCACCGGCGTCCGTATTTACGAACTACCACTGCTTCCGTATGAAAGGCAGTTAATTGAAACGCTTGGTTGCACTGAGCAAGAATATCGACGGTTTGCATATCTTGCGGCAAAACGCGGTGCGTTACGTCCGGCTGAATATGCCCATATTCCTCACATTGTTAATGAGCCAACTACCACTGCGTTTTTAACGCAGCTTGCAATCGGTTTAGTGCTGACTGCAGGTGCGGCTTTGCTTGCTCCTAAGCCAAAGCAACCTACTGAAATTGAAAAAGTAAAGACCGCCAGTCGGATTGGTCAGACTGAATTCAGCCCGACGTTTGGCTTTGACACGCAAGCCACGTTGGCTGATTATTCCAGCCCAATTCCCATTATCTTTGGTCGTTATATTAACGGCACTGGTGGAATTGTTGCATCTCCAAAGCTTGTGTGGTCGCGGGCGTTTTCGCTTGGCTTTCAACAAATGGTTAAGCAACTATTCGTCGTGGGCGAGCAGGGAAAAATTGGCTCAACTACTGGTATTACGAAGCCCGACTTGAATGGCATTTTTCTTGGCAATGCAGCATTAGACGCAATCTACGAGCACGAATTTGCGTTTTATTGGAAGAAAAATAGTGTTGGATTTACCAGAGTAAAGGCCACTAACCTTGCGTATGGAACGCGAGGTACAAGTTCTTCAGGGGACACCGAAAACAATAACGACATTTTTCAGTGTCCCACAAGAGCCGCTGATATTGATGAAGGTTTTTGCTCTACGCATTCGCCAAATGCACAAACGCAGTTTGGTGTTTATTCAGCTATTGCAAATGGAACAAACTATCGCGTTAATTGGAGAATAGTTTCTATACCTGAACTTGATAACGCTGAGGACGATCCAAGAGAAGGCTTGATTACAGAGCGCATAAAAATTGCAGGTGACTATGGCTTAAAAGACGTTGATGTCATTCGGTCTCAGGGACAACGTGGTGTTGGCCGAAACTACGGTCGCAATATGGGCGTGGTTTCCCTTAATGGCGTTGGCGTTAGTGATTCGGTATCAAGCCCTAGTCCAACTCAAGTAAGAGAAGTAAGCGTTGGAGACACAATTGTGTTTTCTATTGTTCCTGAAATTTTGCCTTCGGATACTTACAAAAGGCAAAACAGGTTAATTGTAAAGGTTGACGATATTAACTCTGCAACTAAAAGCTTCCGCCGCGCTGCTGACGATCAATTGCAGGTTGGTGAAACCATGATGATTGGCAGCACGGTTTGGGTCGTGCAGTCAAGATCTATTGATCGTTGGAGGTCAGATGAAGAATCTGATGGCAACAAAACATCAGGCCAGCGGCAGAACATTACATTAAAATGCGTTGAGGTGTTTGGTAATGGCGATCAAGCCTCTATTGGGTTAATTAGCGAAAGAATGTTGCACCGCAACATTTATAACGATGACAACGGACAAACCAATGCCAACGACGGCAAGGGAATGTCTGGAGGTATAGGTTTTTACCCTCTCACCAAAGTAAGTTTCGGAGTGGTGCGGAATACACGAGCTTGCGATGTTACTGAAATTGGGTTGAAATCACAGGTCTGGAACAAGTTGAATGGCATCTGTAATTTTGCCGAAATCCCTTCTGGCCGCGACTTAATTGAAGCGGAAGCAGACCAAATTTCCTACGAGACTGGTACGCAGTCTGCGTTTATCCCTCGATCGTCATTGTTTACCCTGTTTATCAGGCTCGCTGGCACGGACGAAAATGGCACAGAGTTTAACTGGCATCCAATTGGAGAACATTTTTGTGTAACCGGTGAAACGCCGCAAGACGTTTATAACACTATACGAATTAAACATCCAGACCGAAGACAATATGAGTTTAAGTTTGTGCCACGCACTGGTGCGTATGTTGCCAGAAGTGTGCCCGCCAATGAAGAGGTTATTAGGTTGAATCATAAGACGGGCCAAAGGGTGACTCGTTCTTTCGTATTGCCTATTTCGAGCAGACCTTTTGTGATATCAGCTATTGGCGAAGAGGTGGTTGCCGGCGAGCTTCGCGTCAATGAAGAAATGGCTACCGCGCCAGGTATTACTAGCGTTACGCCGACATCTACTTTTGTGCCCAAAGAGATCGCTCTTGCTACCTACTTGCCGACAAGAGGTGCCCCTAGGTCTAGAGTGACAAACGTTGAGTTTTCGTCGTGGTTGCCTTCAGGCGTAAGCCGAGGCAGAAAGCCCTCAACGCTGAATCAAATTTTTGGACGTCTGCCACGATTCATCGGCGATACAGGGCAAAACACTCTTGAGCGTGATGTGGGCAATAACCGCAGAATAAAAATTAGGTTTTTCGGTTTTTGCGAATCGCACTTTCCTAATGACCACGATTTGTATCCGGGTCAATTTGCGTGGCAACTGGAGCGATTAGAGGTCGTATCAAGCAGCGATGGTTTTGTTCCAGAGGCGGTTTTTAATTTTGAAATTGCATTTAGCAACAACTCTGCTGCAAATACTGTTGGATTGACTTCTGGTGGCATGGTCCTCAGGGTTACCGGAACCGAGAACGAGGGCCGTTTTGGTGGCAGGCAGTCTGGTTATGAGCACGAAGTTTTTGGCGATGCTGATAGGCAAAACTTGGGCGACACAGAAAAAAAGACATTTACCATTACTAAAGGCAACAAAACAATCGGTATTAAATTAAAAGGAACAGTAGTGCGACGTGATAACGAAACAGGGGATTATTTTGGCGAAGACAACGCATGGCAAGAGGTTACTTACAGTGTTGAGTCACTTCTCACGGATGGCAATTGGGAGCTAGGCGAGACTTTTGACCATGTTATTGACATTGGCACTCGCAACCAAAACCCATATGTTGATGACAGCACTACATTCGTTGGCGCGAGATATACAGTTACAAGGCTTGTAGAGTCAAAAGATCCCCCTGGTTTTAACAGCGAGCGATTGTTTGAGGGGACAACGCAAATTGCGGATTTAAGTGCTTATGGCGACCTAGTGCAGAGGTCGAATGACTCTGCACCTGAGCACGAGATTTTGTTTTGCAATGAGTCTGTAGAAAACGAGTCAGTGCCTCAATATGACGGCTTGACCTTGGCCGGGTTGGCGTTGAAGTCTGGAAGAAACTTCCAGAGTCTTGATCAACTTCGTGTTTGGCTGGCCGACGGCATTGAAGTGACTCGTTTGTCAGATGGAGGTCACGGCCCTAGCAATAAATTTACTGATCTTGTGAATTACTTGCTGACAGACAAGGTTGCTGGAGCGGGCAACACGGTTTCATCTCAACTCATAAACACTGCTGACCTTGAGTCAACAGGAAAGTTTCTAGAGTCAAACAAGCTGTTCTTCAATGGGGCGATTAGCCAGCCTGTAAATCTTCGCCAATTTGTTAGCGACACGGCTCCTTTCTTCTTGTGCAATTTTGTTATCAGCGATGGCAAGTTCAGCCTGCTGCCTGCATTACCTGTAGACACCAACGGAAACATTACTGAGCAGCCAATAAAAATTGATGCTCTATTTACTCAGGGCAACATCATTGAGGACACATACGCTATCGAATACTTGTCGGCAGAAGAACGAAAAGATTTTCAGGCTGTCATGCGTTATCGCCAAGAGCGACGCAACCAGCTGTCAGAGGAGAAAACTCTTGTCGTGCGCCGAAGTTCACCTGGCTCGGCAGATCATCCAATAGAATCGTTTGACCTGACGCAGTTCTGCACTAGCCGCGAGCACGCATTTTTAGTAGCAAAGTATTTCTTGACTCTGCGCAATCGCGTCACTCACACGGTCAAATTTAGAACCAATCCTTTCGGCATTTCTCTTGCTCCTGGCTCATTCATTCGCGTGGTAACTGAAGCAAGTCCGTATCAAGCGGCTAATAATGGCTCAATTGCAGCAGATGGCGCGGTCACCTCTGCAACGGAGCTTGCAGATGGGACTTACTCGATCGTGTTTTACCAGGCTTTAGACGATCAGGTGACCGAAGGGACCATGACAATTGCTGGGGGCAAGGTCGTTGAACCGGCATTGCATGGCTCGTTGTTCTCAATTACAAGCAGCTCAATTTCGAGCAATACCTACATGGTTGAGCAACTGACGCTGGGCGAGGATGGAATGGTTGATGTGGTGGCAACTGAATTCCCAACCACAAGCTCCTATAACAGCCTTATGGCTACTGACGTTCTGAGCACTTCTGGCTACATCACTGAGGGCTAACCATGGCGTTTCCAACTCTTGTCCCTACCAGTCGCCAGTTTGATGCCGGTGACTTTCCTGTTAAGACCTACAAAGCGCAGTCGGGCGCAGAGGTTCGGATTTTGTATGGCACAGACCGAACCAACATGACGCTGAGCCTGAGTTTCGCAAATATCACGGACGCAAACGCTCAGCTTTTTGTCGATCACTACGATGAGACCAAAGGCACCTTCAACACTTTTGACCTCCCAACCGAGGCAGTGCAGGGTTGGAGCGGCACCACAGCGACTTTCCAGACGATTGGCGACAACAAGTGGCGATACGCCTCTGCACCTTCAATTGCCAATGTGCGCCCTGGGACTAGCACTGTTACAGTCAATCTGATTGGTGTGCTCTGATGGCAAAGGTTTACACCGGCAGAGATGGCGTGATGCAGCTGGGTGGAACGACCCTCGCCAAGGTCGTGAATTTTTCGTTGTCAGCCAATCTTGAAACGCTTGAAACCACAACGCTGAACGAAAATATCCGAAGCTATACACCTGGCATTTCGGGCTACAGCGGCAGCGCCACGTTGCTGTATTACAAGGACGACAACGACGACATCAATACAACCGACCTGCTGAACAAGCTTTACAAGACGGGGACCACAGGCGTTAGCAGCTCTGACACCGTTGAGCTGACCTTTCGTTGGGTTGATGGAACGGATAACAACGACATCAAGTTGACGGCTTATATCACCAGCGCAAACATCGGCGCATCAACTGGCGAGATTGTCAGGGCTGAGATTGCATTCCAGGGCACAGGAGCGTTGTCCACGGTCACGATCTCATGAGCGTTTACCTTGGCACCCATGGGGAAGTAGAGCTGCAGCGGCAGTTTGACGGCAGCGATCTGCGCTCCACAATCAACCCGTCAGATGTCAACGCAACCCAAAAGCGGTTCAGTTTTGATTTTGAGCATGGTCAGCTGTTGAGCGGTGATCAGATTGAAATCACGAGCACTGATGGCACGGCGCTCGATTTCATCGACAGCTACACGAAGACCAGCGTCAAAAAATTCATCCATGTTGATGAGCTAGACGGCATCAGGCTCTATGACTCGTTTGCACATGCGGTAAATGGTGGAACGGCTAATGCCACTGCCCTTGCCACGCCTGCAAACGATCTGCCGATCCGCGTCAAGGTTGAGAACGCAGAATACAAAGTGCTGGCACAGGTCAATGGCTTTGAGCTAAACACTGAGCGCGAGACCGTAGACACCACCACGTTGTCTGATGAGTTTCGCAGCAGGATCAGCACGTTGATGTCTGGCTCAGGTCGGATGTCTGCGTTTTGGGAGTACACCGGCAACACCAATCAAGAGCTGCCGAACTACTTGGTTGAACTGTCGCTAAGAACGCGAGTGGGTAGTCAATTTAAGGCTCGTTTTTATATCAAGCGCAATGACCACAACCCTGGTGGTGTAGCGGCAAACGACAACGATGAGATTTTTTATCAATTCACTGGCGTTCTGACTGGCTGTGCTGTGCAGTTTGCCCCAAACAACACTGTGCAGGTTGAAGCTGATTTCATCACGACTGGCTTGATTCAGCTGCGAATGGATCTAGAGGTGGCCGACAAGCTGCTTCAGGAAAACACAGACGATATCTTGCTGGAGCAGGGCACAACTGACGCGGTCTTGCTGGAATCGTCCTAATGCCAGCTCTATGATGAGCCCATAGTGGTTCATGCGTAGGGTTTCATGGCTGACCTTAAGATCAGTGCCCTTAACAGCCTGG